TCGATTCTGTTTTACCTCACCAGCCGCCGACCATCTTGGCCCCTACCGCCATACCGGCGATGAACACCAGTACGACCATCAGCGAACCACGGCTCGGTGCCATCGATGCCACTGGTTGGCGCATGGGTGGCGGCTCTGGAGGCCTGACCGACTGGCATCCACCACACACTGGAATGCGCTGGTCCGTGATCAACGACACTCCGCACCCAGTGCACGCGGCGCACCTGGTGGGAGTCATGGCGCAACCTCATACTGGAATGCCCGATCAGCAGGCATGGCCGTCACAAACCGGCACCGGTGAGTATCGAACGCCTCATTGAACGCAATGGTGCGGCGGTACTCGGAGGTGACCTTACCGGTGAACCGCTCGCGGTGAACGACCACACCCTCACGCAGGAACTCGACTTCAGCCGATCCCAGTAGCTTGGTGACGATTACTTTCATGTGACCTATCTCGCGCCACGACTTGGCGCATTCGAAAACGTGGCGCGGATTACGGTGTCTGCCGCTCTACCGCTTCGTTGACCTTCTCGGCCGCCTTGCTGGCTGTATCTGCCGCCTGGACTGCCGTGTTGGATGCCTCTTGCACCTTCACCGCAGCATCCTGGGTCTTCTCGGCCAGGTTGGTCAGTCGCAGGTCACGCTTACCCAGGGCTGCGTCGTAGGCAGCGCGCACTTCGGCAAGCTGCTTGGTCTGCTCGCTACTGGCGGACCACACACCGGCCTGGTAACCAAGAACCAGCCCCCCAGCAACCAGCAGCAGCGCGATGACCCACACTTCAAGTCGTCTCCACCAGTGGCGAGCGATGAAGTTGATTGCGCATCTCTCCATCACGCGATACCTCCAAGCTTGGTGCGCAGGCGGTGAATCTCTTCACTCTGCTCTGTAACGCGCACGGTGAGCTGGCCTACCTGACTGGTCAGCGCTTCGATCTTTCCTTCCATGCGCCCCACCGCGGCGGCCAAGTCATTCCGCTCTTTCGCGAACTGATCGGCGCGTGCCTCGGCTTCTTTGCGAGCGGCGCGCTCTTGGTTCAACAGCTCGTTAAGCCGGCGAAGAGTGCCGATGTCGGCGCTATCCATGGCCCGGTCGGTCGCGTCCTTTGACAGGAACTTGCGCAACCAAAGCAGACCACCCAGCACTACGGTGGCACTACCGCCCAGCCAGGTAGCTGTGCCTGGGCCGAGGTCAGTAGGATCCATCTTCGCTCCATCGGTATAGGTTGGCCGCTGTTGGCCTTGCAATTGAATCGGCTCACACAGCACCCCCAGCTCGGAGCAATAGGTGTGGCGGGGCCGAAAACGAAAAGGCACCGATCAATGCCGAGGCCTCAATAGGCCCTCAATGAGAACCTTTGAATTGGTTGCGAGGGATGGATTCGAACCATCGACCTTCGGGATATGAGCCCGACGAGCTGACCGCTGCTCTACCACGCAAAAATCAGGGGGACGACTACAGGTTCTTTTTGTGGATGCGCCAGCCCATGGCGACACCAGGATGCAGGTATTCGCCGGTCTGCGGATGGCGCGAAAAGTTTGTCTCGCCAACCTGTCGCGCAACTGCTTCCCAGGCCGTACGGGCGCGCTCCAGCGTGTTGATTCTGGTCTTCAGCTTCATGCGCACCTACCGGCAGTAGAATTAAGGCAATAAAAAACCCGGCGCTGTGGCCGGGTTTGTTTGTCTCTTGCATCACCTACATGCGCAAGTACGACAGGATGGGTGAATAATGGCTCATTGGCTCAGCCATCGTCAAGCGACTTCTGATATCACAAGGCCTTCCTGCTCAAGGATGTGCTGAGCCTCGACCAGAGCCAAGTCAACACTGCTCTCCAGCGCCTTGCGAATGTCACGCCTCCACCGCTCCTGGGTCTTAATCGGATGCGGTTCGTTTGACCAGTTATCCATCTCGTACCAGCCGGCCGGCAGGACGTTCGTTGAGCGCTTCCCGTCCACGCCCGGCAGCCGAGGTAACGCCCACGTAACCACGGCACAGTGAAGGAACCGCTCCGGCGCCGGTGAGCGCATCACACGGGTCAATTCTGCAATTGCCGCATGCTTGCGCTCGGTGTGTGTGGAGAACTTCGCCACAAGGGCGCGCCAGTGTTCGGCGGACAGCGATTTGTGTAGGCGACCGAAAACCCAGCAGTCAGTCAGGAAGGCAGCCTCCTTGCCGACGATCTCCCCCTTTTGCTTGGCGCACTGCACCTTGGGCTCGAAGTCGCAGCCGCCGGCGGAACTGATGGTTTCGGCGGCGAGCGCCCGGACAACTGCGGATACCACGTTGCGATAAGTCATGCCGCTCTCCCCTTCAGCTCTCTTGTTTTTGCCCGGTAGTCGGCGGTGATGGCTTTCAGTTGCTCTATGGTCTCCTTGCGCGGCGCGTGGTCGGCTTCCAGCGCCTCTACAGCCTCCAGGCCGATGCGGCCGATCAGCCCTTCCCGGAACGCCTGCGAAACCGTTTGTCCCTTTCGGGCGTACTTGGACGAACCGGCATTACAGCTCTTGCACTGCAACCAAATATTGCTGGGCACCAGCCTGAGTTCTGGGCGGGCGCCCTTGCCGAGGAAGTGACCCGCATCGAACGCACCGCCAGTCTTCCAGCCCTGGGCATGGAGGATCGATTCCTGCGACTCACCGCAACTGATGCAACCGCTCCCGATGCTCAGCTCGTAGGTGCGCCGGTAGTCGCGCACGGCCTTCTCTGCGTCCTTCATGTGGTCTGATCTGGTCTTGAGGGCTTCCTTACGAACCTCGATGTCCCGGCGACCAACATCCGCCAGGGCCTTCTTGGCGCTCGCCTGGCCCTTCTCCGACTTTCCGTAGGCGATGGCGCACTCGATCTCTCCGCACACCGCCTGCGAGCTTCTGGAGGGTGTGAACATCACTCGGCACTCTGGGCAGCGCTTGCGGCGAGGTCCGTTCGATGTGAGCGGGGTCTTGCGTTGCGGTGGCGTGCGCTTCATGCCGAAACCTCGACCAGACGATTATCGAAGGAGGTTTCACCGACCTTATGCCGGTAGCCGAACTTCGACTCAAATGCCTCGATGTCCAGATCGCACAAGCACTCGCCTGGTTCCATGGCGGTGTCGCTGATCGTGGGCAGATCCCGAACTGCGCAGCCGACGGCCTCAGCAAGCCCCCCGGCGTTATGGGCCTCAGCGGGATTGTCATGGAGCGGCGTGACTTCAAACCAAATGCACATCAGTAGCGCCCTCCCCAATTGTCCTTTTGCGTCCACCGCACCTGGTGCTCGGCGCCGAAAGCAAAAACCCACTCGATCAACTCGCCGCACTGCTTCACGGTGAGCTTGCTTGTGCGCTCGTAGATGACGTCGAAGCCGTTACCGTCTACTGCAGGGATCATCTGTGGCTTGTCGCCCGTCTCCCGCAGCCAGGCGGCCGTCAGCAGGCGCTTCCATATCAAGACATCCCACTTCTTCCCGGCGTGCTCTACCTGGGCGGCGATATCGGCCAGCGCCGCGTGCAGGGCCTTGTTCTGCTCCCCGCTGCGGTCAACTTCGGTGATGGCCAGCTTCTTGGGCTTGGCCAGGTCCAGGCCGGCGATGTAGCCCATGGCCTTGCTGCGGTCTGATTCGTTGCGGATCTGGAGGCTGGTCATGGCTTGACCCCCGTCGTCTTGCTTACCTTTCCTTCAGCCTCAAGCTGGCGCATGGTCGTCCGCAGCGTCTTCAGGTCCCAGTGAAACCGCAGGTATTTCCCGATCAGGTTGACCTTCGCGGACAGAACCAGGCTGATTGCCAGGAGCATTGCCGCCACCAACAGCGCACCACCGACTATCATCACGCCGTAACCGAGCCATAAAGCGATTGAGTCGATAGTCATGACTGCTCTCCCTGGCCCAGGGCGGCGTCGATCTCAGAATCTGCATCCTCTTTGATCTTTTCCTGGCCAACGTAATAGGGATCAAGGTGGAGATGGTGGCCCTGAAAATAGATTTCTTCGGCGTTTCTGATAAGCCAGCGATACCGCTCCGCGTCAGCCTGATCCTTCCGCCATTCATCGCGGAGCGCCTGCCCAGCAGCGACCAGAGTTTCGTTCTCAGCCTTCAGCTCAGCATTCACCTGCTCGTAGGCTTCGTAGCCGGTGCGTAGGCCGGCTACTTCGGCGCGGAGACGGTCGCGCTCGCCCCGTAGCACCAGATAGCTCTGCTCTTGCTGCTTGAGCGCGTAAATCAGCTGGGCGTTATCAGTGCGCAGGCTTCCCAGTTCCTTGCGCGCCGCATCGTTCTCGGCGATCAGGGCCAGGATTTCGGCCGGCCCAAGCGCTTCGTAGAGCGCCCATGCAGCATCTAGCGCGTCCGCGTCTTCAATGAACTCGCGCTCCAGAGCACCCTGATTCAGGATGTATTCGATTGCAGCCTTCAGTTCGGTGTTATCGCTCATGACAGCAGCTCCTTGGGCACGCTTACGGTGTCGCCGAGCACTGAGGAAACGATGGCGCGGCAGGCTGCGATAAGCGGAGTTTCGGCTTCGCTCTGGCAGTAACGGCTTTGGGCTACAGAGTCATCCCAGCAGTCTGCTTCCCAGGCATTGAGGGGTGCGATGCAGCGAAGAGATACGCCGCGACTGAGGATCAGTGGGCCGCCCTCGCTCCAGTCGGTGGACGGCGAATAGCAATACCAGCCATTGATAGCCTCGGCGTCTTCCACCATCTGCCGGCAGCTTGGTGAGTTGGGGTCAGTGACCACGGCAACGCCTTCAGCCTTCGCAACAGCCCAATCCAGCGCCGCGCCCGACAGGTCTTGCGTTTTCACTTCTACAAATTCGCTCATAGCCGCCGCACTCCCTTCTTAGCCAGCGCCTCACGCTCAGCACAAGGGGTGCAAAGCGTCACCCCCGGAATAGCCACCCGACGACCCTCCGGGATCCCCTCTCCACACTCCACGCACTCTGTGGTGCTGATTCCGGTGTAGCTTGGGATCTGGGAAAGGGCTCGGTTGCGGTTTTCTTCGATTACATCGTCAGCCTGGTCGCAGATGTCGCTCATGGCCTTTGCTCCTGAGTCTTGTTCTTGCCGAACTTCGCGAGCAGCAGTTCACGGGCTGACTTGCCGTCGGCCGGGATACCTTGCTCGATGATTTTTGCCTGGGCCTTCTGGTCGGCCAGTTCGTTTGCGAGTTCGAAGGCCGTCTTCTGGCTGTCGTGGCCGATGCCGGCGAGGATCTTTCCGTCGAGCGGCTGGCCTTCCTGGGCGCGGCGGATCACCACGGCGTAGTTGTGATCGAAGCGCTGGCGAAGGCCCTTGTCTTCCTGCTTGGCTGAGCGCAGGTCGAATATTCCAGTCTCGTTGGCCGCGACGCGCACACCTTCGTGGCTGTAGACGCCCATCAATGCCTCCACCCATGCGTCAGCGCTCGCTGGCAGGCCGAACGCCTCAGGTCCAGGCGTGCACCAGCCTATGAACTGGCCGACGCTGGGAGCGAACGGTGAGCCGCTTTTGCGGCACTGCTCGATTCCATAACGGATCTGCTCCAGCGTGCGGATGCCGGCGGCCATGAATCCCATTGTCCAGTTGCGCATCGCGGCGGCCTTGGCCTTGTCGTCTGGCCATGCCTGCTTGTGGGCCGGGAAGATGGCTTGCAACTGGCGGAACAGGCGTTCAACCACTTCGCCGGTTGCGTCATCCACTACGCCGAGCTGGGTGCCGGTTTGTGCCGGGGCCTGATAAGGCGCCGAGGTGCCCAGTGCCCGTGCCGCGCCGGGGATCATCTGAGTGACGCTTTTCATAGGTCATCACTCGTATCGGTGCGCCACGACTTGTCGTAGAAGTCCGGGCCGTTGCTGACAGTCCTGCCGCCAGGCAAAACCTTCTCAGGGAACAAGCCGGTCCAGCCGTTGCTGATAGACTGGATGATCACGGCGTCAGGCCAGTGGTGGCAGGCCATAGTCTTGGCTTGGCGCTCGCATGTGGTCTTGGTCAGCGGCTTGCGGATCTCTTTGCGGTGCTGGCACCAGTCAGCCCATACCTGCTCGCTTACGTTGACTGGCTTGCAGGTGAGTGGGTCGAACTTGGGCGCCTTCTTTTTCCCTGCAGAGGGAGCGTCAGCGACCGGCTGCTCTACTGGTTCAATGACTGGTTCAAAAGAGTGACTGGTTCTGGTGCTTTCTGGGCCTACAGGGGGTGTAGGCTGTGTGCCTACACCTGTGCTTTTTGGGCCTACAGGTGTGCTTTCTGTGCCCACACCCCCAAGGGTCAGCAAATAGAGGTTCGACGAGTTACCTTTCGGGCCATCACGGTTCTCAATTTTCAGCAGGCGCTGCTCTTCCAAGTGCTTGATATGGCGGCGAACAGTGCTGCGGTCGATCTCGCATTGGTCGGCAATGTGCTGGTAGGACGGCCAGCACTCGCCCACGTCGTTAGCGTTGTCGGCCAGCTTGATAAGCACCAGCTTGCGCAGCGGGTTTCCGACCTTGGTCTTCATGGCCTTGACCATCAGTTCCATGCTCACGCCGCACCCCGCATAGCCTTGTCATGGGTGAACAGGCCGTCCCAGGTCTTCTTCATGGGTAGTTCGTTGGCCAGGTACAGGTCATACAGGCGTGCTGCGCCCTTCTTGAGCAGAACGGGCGTGTAGGAGATGAAGGGGTCTTTGCCGTGCGGGGTGACTTCGTGCTGGTGCTCGGTCATGTACTTGTCGCGGGCGTACGAGCCAACACGGTGACGGGTGCCGGACTTGCTCTCGTTGTAGAGCCAGTTACGCCCCTCCAGGTAATTACCCACCTGCATGACGTTGACCCCATTGAGGCCCTTGCAGAACTGGGTATGGGTCATTCCTTCTTTGAATAGGTTCTCCAGGGAATGGATCTTGGTGGCCTGCTGCTCGACCCGGGCGGTGAGCATCAAGCGGGCCTTTTCAGACTCCATGGCGATCTGCAGGATTTCGATGGTGGAGAGCGGCTGAGGCTGAGCCACCTGCGACTCAAGCTCGTGCCAGCGGCGAATCACGGTCATGCGCATAGCGGCGCTGTAACCGGTCAGCAAGCAATCGGTGTGCTCTCGATCAAGCAAGTATTCGGTCTGCTCACGGTTCAGCGAGTCGAGATAGATGCATCCAAAACTGGATGCATCCTCGCCAAGATCTTTCAGCAAGGCGAGAACGTCGCGCTTCACATGAAAATGCGCCTTACCGGTCAGCTCAGCGATTTCCCGCGTCGACATAGTTTTGCGCGCCACGTTTTCGGATTGCGAAAAACGTGGCGCGAGATTGTTGGGGCTATTGATCGATTCGGTGTGTTGGTGCATGATTCGCTCCAGTTGTTTACCGCTGTAGAAAAAGCCACCCTCGTCCGGTGGCTTTTTTGTGTCTGTAATTCAGGCCGCCTTCACGGACTGCTTGAACACTTCCAGGCTGACGATTACTTCCTCTGCCTCCTTGAGCAGTTCGGACTTCTCGCGAGTGCAAACCCGGCCATCGGCCTGGGCGTCGAAGGCAAGACGCGTGACGTCAGCCAGATCGGCGTGGAGGCGCAGAAGCGCGGTGTTGAGGTTGATCCCCTCGGGCTTGTCCTTCGGCACCAGGTCGAAACCAAATGCCTCAGCCCATGCCTTCAGCGGGCGGAAGTCCTGGGTGAACTTCATAATCCGGTGCAGCTCCTGGACGTTCAGCTTGTGGCTGTCGTAGTCCGGGTTCGCCTTTTGAGAAAGCAGCGTCTTCGAAGAGAAGCTGGCGCCCTCCGCAATCCGCCCTGCCCCGTGGTCGTCCACCACGTCATAGATCGCCTTCATCAAGTCCTGCATGTAACACCTCGAAATTCTTTACGTGGCGCCCTGCTGGTGCAGAGGCGATCATTTGCTCAATGGAACGGCGGACAGGGATGTCAGGCGGCGGTTTTCTTGGCGCCTTGGGCGTCCAGTTCCTTGAAAACATCCGGCCTGGCGATGCGCAAAAACATCATCCGAGCCCTTGGGATGCCGTATTTCCTCCAATCACTTACTGATGGGGGTCGCACTTCACACAGCTCAGCGACACGGAAAGTGCCACCGAGAGCGTCAATAATTTCATTTGGGTTCATGCCTGATTTCTCCGGCTATTCGCATAGGTACGGATATTAGGCATACCTTTTATTTAGGTCAATAGGAATACCTTAGATGCCTGGTGTTAGGCTCCCCTAATGAGGACACTTCAAGAACGGTTAAAACTGGCGATGGCCGGCCCACCAAAAGTTACGCAGGCCGCGCTGGCTCGCGCTTGCGGAATTCGCGCGCCGTCTGTAAACGACTGGATTTCAGGGAAGACCAAGACGATTGAGGGGCAGAATCTTTTGATCGCCGCCGACTATCTGAAGGTGATGCCGATGTGGCTAGCTACTGGAAAGGGGCCGATGCGTAAGGGGTCGGATGGTGGAGCGCAGCCTGCAAGCAAGGAGAGCAATGTCGTGCCGATTGAGTCTCGCCGAAAATCGCAAGATTCAAGCTTCATTACGATCCCTCAGTTGGACGTGGCCGGATCAATGGGGCCGGGAAGAGTGCCGCCCGATCACATCGAAGTGATCAGGGATATTACCGTTCATCTCGACTGGCTGAAGACTCAGGGCTTGTCGTATTCCAAGCTAGAGAACCTGGCCATCATCGATGGCGATGGTGACAGCATGGAGGGCACTTTCCGTAATGGCGACGCCCTGCTGGTAGATCGCGGCATAACCGAGATCCGAACCGATGCGATCTATGTCTTCACGCTGGAGGGCGAGCTTTTCATTAAGCGGCTTCAGCGCCTGACAGGCGGCTCCCTGCGCATGATTTCAGATAACCCCGTGTACCCAGCAATCATGATCGAGGGGGATATGCTCGCCAAAGTGCATATCCAGGCCCGTGTTCTGCTTGTCTGGAATGCCCGGAAGCTTTAGGCGATTACCAAAATGCCACGGATGACGCACAAGAGCGAAGTGCCGCAGTGGGATGATGCAGAACTGATCCAGCACTTCAAATTCTGCGCAACTATGCAGCTAAGGACGCCACTTAGGATATTGCAGCACCATAACGATACTCACTGGGATCGCACGCAGCCCCCGCCGAAGATTATCGAAAGGTCCTGGCAGGGCATTTGGGTGCCGTGCACAAGGCTATCCGGCCTTTTCGAATACGAGGCGACGATGGCCTCCGAAATTGGTCAGATCCCAGTAAGTGGCGGCGACTTCTTGCGCTTTCTACTGACTATCCGTGAGGCAGTTGAATCCCGTAGCACAGGAAAGCACGCGGCGGCTCTCTCCGTTGCCAGCAGCAAGTCCTGGGAGTCAATTGTTGAAAGGCTTGGCGGCGCTCAAAACGTGGCGATGCGACTTTGCAAAGCTAAAGCCGGATAAAAATTGCACAGAGTTCTGCCGGAGGCCCCATGCCCCTCACCAAGCCCGACCAAGAGCTAAGCCGCGAACTCAAGACCCTAGCGCTTGATATCGAGCAGGCCGCAGACGAAGTGCTGAGAATCACTAAGGACTGCCGAGATGTCGATGCGACAGCTGCCCTTATGCTGATTGCGAAACTCTACAAGCATGCGGATCGGGCGGCGGCGCTTGCGGATGCGGTGAAGGCGTGAAGGTTGTGCGACCTACCTAGCCAGAATGGCATTGCGCACTTGAGCGAGAATTTATGCGTAATCATGGCTTGTGGATATGGGAAGAAGACGAGTGCCTAGCCATTCGCAGAGCGATTGCCGCTTATAACGCAAGCAGGCAAAAGGCGGATCGTCTAGCTCGGAGCACCATAGCGAGCGAGATAGGGGTATCCACTTCGACCATTAATAATTATTTTCTAGGTACTAAGGCTCTAGACATTGAGGTTGCTCAAGCGGTTCTTAAGCTTACCGGCATTCCTGTGGAGCGGT